ATGGCCTATTTCACAGGAACAGCGAACAACCCGGCCGACTTGCTCGCCAAGTTGCGCGTTCACGCCGAAACCCTTGGCTGGGTCACCGACCGGGCTTCGGCAACCGAGTGGCTCTGTCACAACGCGGATGGATACTGGTCATTCAGTGCCGGGGCCAATCAGTTCCAGATGGCGGGCAATACGGGGTTCGATAACAGCCTGGCGTGGAACGCGCAGCCCGGTAACTCGGTGCAGAACAACCCTTATTCGTCGAAGGGACCGACCGTCGCACAGCTGAGCGGTGGGCCGTTCACTCGTTACCACCTGTTTGCCACGGCGGCCTATCTGCACCTGCACGTCGAGATCGCGGCAGGTCAGTTCCGGCCGGTGATGATTGGCTCGCTCAACAAGCGCGGAGTCGAATACAGCGGCGGCCAGTACGTATGCGGCTCCGTAATCTATCAGGCGGGCCAGATGCTGACATCGAGCTGGTCCTGTCATCCGTTCGACGGCTATCACGTTCGCTATAGCGACGGTGGTTGCGTACTCCGCCTGGACGGATTGGATGGCGGCCCCTCGCCCGAGTGGCTGCCGTTCGACTACACAACGAACATTCCCCGGCGGGTCATCGGGCCAGGCCGTGGAAACTACAGAAACCAGTACCATCCTGACGTCGGTCTAATCGACGCCAGCGCAAACGAGCTGAACAGCTCGACCACCGCTGTGCCCTGCGCTATCTACGCGTTCGGCGCTCAGCAGCGCTCGCGGTACATCGGCGAGGTGCCGGATTTTGGCATATGCAACATGGCCTTCCTCGCGCCTGGCGATCCGCTGGTGATCGGCAGCGACACTTGGCGCGTCTATCCGTTGCTCCAACGCGGAACCGCTACCGATTTCGACAGCACCAGCGCCTGGGTCGGCTACTGCTTCCGGGTACTTGAGTAATGGCGACGTTTCCGGGGTTCCAGGTGCCAAAGCCGCTGGTGGGGATCGTTGCCGGCATCACGCCAAACATCTCCACTCTGGACCTGAACCAGGACATCACCCTGGGCTCGGCCAGCGCCTCGACCTTGGCTGGCAGCTATGCGGCACACCAGCCGGTTGACGTCATTCACTCGGCGTACTCGGCAGTTCACCAGTCCGACCTGGTCGAGAACTTCTACAACCGCATCTGGCTGATCCCTGGCCGATTGGATCTGGGGAACGTCGTGAGCGTGCAGGAACGTCCCGTCTCAGTTTGGAACGCCCACTTCACGCCCCGCACCCTGTCGCAGATCGATCGCGAGGACGCCGATGGCATCAGCCTGGCCGGCCAGCCGTCGCCGCCGTTGCCGTTCGCGGCGCTGCAGGAGCGCATCTGGACTGTGGCCGTGTCGACGGATGGACCGCCGGTAGTGGACGCGCGCATCGTCTGGCAACTGCAGGACGAACAGCCGTTGATCCTGGTCATTACCGGAAACCGAATCACAGCGTGGCCGTTCGCGCCGGACTGGGCTGATGGTGTGCAGGAGTCGCTGGAGTGGTTGACCGAGCTGCTGACCAGCACGTCGGGAGTCGAGCAACGGCGATCGCTGCGCCTGTCACCCCGGCGTTCATTCGAAGCTGAGTTCTACGCAGAGGGGCGCGAGCGCGTGCTCCTCGATCTCAGCTTGGCCGGCTGGGGCGGGCGAATCTGGGCGCTGCCGGTGTGGCCGGACATACAGCTGCTGGCAAGCGTCACCGCGGCTGGCGCACAGACGGTCGAGTGCGATACCCGCTGGCGGGATTTTCGTGCTGGGGGCCTTGCGCTGCTGCGCGGTGAGTCAGCGTTCGAGTACGAGGTGGTGGAGATCCAGGATCTGACCGCGTCGGCGATTCAACTGGCCCGCCCGGTTCAGCGTCGCTGGCCGGCCGGCTCTCGCTTGTACCCAATCCGCACCGCACAGCTGACGGAGCAACCGGCGCTGACGCGTCTGACAGACACCCTCTACAGCGCACAAGCGCGGTTCCTGGTGATGGACAGCAGCGATTGGCCGGAGGTCATACCCTCGGCAACGTACCGGGGCTGGCCGGTGCTCGGGCAGCGGCCCGAGGAGTCCGAAGACTTGTCCGTGTCGTACCAGCGCCTGCTCGATGTCCTGGACAACGAAACCGGATTGCCGCAATTCGCCGACCAAGCGGGGATCGGCTTCCCGGTGCATGGCTTCCGCTGGCAGACCGAGGGTCGCGAGGAGCATGCGGCGCTGCGCAGCCTGCTGTACGCCCTGCGCGGCCGACAGAAAGCGATCTGGATTCCGACCCATGCCGCCGACCTGGTTTTGGCCGACACAGTGGCTGCGACCAGCTCCGTCCTCGATGTCGAGCTGTGCGGCTTGGCGCGGTTCTTCAGGGCTGATGCTCCCGGCCGGCGCGATATCCGCATTGAGCTGTTCGGCGGGCAGGTCTTCTACCGGCGCATCCTCGACGTCAGCGAGCTGAACGTCGACGTCGAGCGCTTGGCGATCGACAGCGCGCTGGGCACCGTTGTCCGGCCGAGCGACGTCGCACGCATCTCGTTCATGACCCTGTGCCGGCAGGACAGCGACAGCGTGCAGATCACACACGAAACCGACACCGACGGCATCAGCACAGCCAGCACGGTGTTCCGAGGAGTACGCGATGAGCTTCAGTGATCGCGAGCGGTCCCTCGCCGATGGCCAGGCGATCAGCTTGTACGACTTCCGCCTCGGCCCGATCCGTTGGACCTACACAACAGCGAATCGAGACATCGAGTTCAACAACATGACGTTCCGGGCGCGGCCGGTGAGCGACGATGGACGGCGCATGACCGGCCAAGTCAGCGCCGACATCATGACGGTTACTGGCCCGAGCGACTTGGAAGTCGCGCAGCTGTACCGGGGCGCTCGGCCATCGAAGGCTCCAACACTGACCGTCTGGGACATCCACTGGAACGAGCCACAGGGGCTTGTGGTGTGGATGGGCAGGATCGACGAGGTGAACTGGCCGGCAGACAGCCGCGTGCAGATCAAATGCCGGCTGCTCGGTACCGAGCCGCGCACCTCGATCAGCCTCGCATGGGGCCGTGAGTGTCCGTATACGGTGTTCGATCACAACTGCCGGGCAGACCGCGAGCAATACCGCGTGCCGTTCACAGTCGAGTTGCGTGATGGCAACAGCGTGACGGGGGCCGGCAACGCGATCGGCGGCTACCCCGATGCTTGGTTCCGCGGAGGCTACGTCGAGTGGGACAGCGGCCAGGGAGTGATCGAGCAGCGTGGCATCCAGCAACACACCGGCAACCGCCTGGTCCTGGTCGGTGGCACCTCGCTGTTCGCTCCTGGTACTCGGGCTGTCGCGTTCCCCGGATGTGATCAGCTCATCCAAACCTGCAACGACAAGTTCAACAACACGGCGAACTGCGGTGCAGTGCCATTCCTTCCGGGCAAGTCGCCGTTCGACGGCGATCCCTGGTGGTAGGAGTCATCCATGTGGGTGCAAATCGCGATTCTGGTCGCGTCGTATCTGATCAGCAGCGCTACTTCTGCGAAAGCGCCGAAGCCGAAACCGGAGGCGCTGACTTCCGAAGATCTTCCGCAGACCGAGGACGGCACCGGCCACTACGTGATCTTCGGCGATGTGTGGATCGAGGACTGGATCGTCCTCGGGACCGGTCACGAGCGGATGCAGGCAGTCAAATCGAAGGGGTCGAAGAAGTGACGGATCTGATCATCACAACAGCGCATCTGCGCAGTGTACCGGGGCTGACCAGCCGGCCGGGTTACTGCGTATCCGGTGCGCGCGCCTGGTTCAATGCCCATGGCTTGGACTGGCACCGGTTCGTTGCCGAGGGAGTGCCGGCATCGGTGCTTGAGGCTACCGGTGACGAACTGGCCCTGCGCCTGGTCAACCACGCACGTGCGGAGGCGAGCAATGGGCGGCCGTAGCAAAGCGCAAACTGTCGGCTTTCGCTACCTCATGGGCATTCTCATGGGTTTTGCCAGGGGGCCGCTGGATGAGCTGGTCGAGATCAAGGCAGGTGATCGCACTGCATGGAAAGGATCGGTCAAGAGCAACCAGACCATCCAGATCAATGCCGGCGAATTGTTCGGTGGAGACAAGGCCGAGGGTGGCATCGTTGGGCCGCTGGACGTCATGTTCGGCGCCCCGGACCAACCGGTGAATCCTCGACTGGCGGCGATGGTGGGCGGCCTGGTACCTGCGTTCCGCGGGGTCACCACTGCTTTCTTCGACGGGCAGCTCTGCGCGATGAACAAGTACCCGAAGGCCTGGATGAGCCGGTGGCGACGAGCGCTCAACGGATGGGACGGTGGAACCTGGTATCCCGAGAAAGCAGTGATCAGCCTGGCCGGCGACCAGGTGAAGGCGATGAACCCCGCTCACATCTTGTTCGAGTGCCAGACAAACCGGGACTGGGGCCGTGGCAAGGATCGCGGCCTGCTGGACCAGGCGTCGTATCGCAAGGCCGCAGATACGTTGTTCGCCGAGGGCTTTGGTCTGTGCCTCAAGTTTCGCGTGGCAGACGAGCTGGACAACTTCGAGCAGACCGTCCTCGATCACATCGGCGCCACCCAGTTCCTTTCGCGGTCGACCGGACTCTGGACGCTGCGGCTGATCCGTGACGACTACGACGTCGCGACGTTGCCGGTATTCGACGAGGACAGCGGGCTGCTCGGGATCGACGAAGACAGCATCACCGCGCTCGACGGCACGGCGAACCAGTTCGTCGTCGTGTGGCACGACCCGATCACCAACACCGACCGGCGTGCCCGTGCGAAGAATGCCGGCGCGATCCGCGCGGCCGGTGGCGTGATAACGACGACGAAGGAGTATCCGGGCCTACCGACCGGCGAGTTGGCCGGCAGGGTGGCGGCGCGCGACTGCAACGTATCGACGTCGGCTATCCGCAAGCTCCAGGTGCGGCTCGATCGGCGCGCCTATGCGCTGAACCCTGGCGACGTGTTCTGCGTTCGCAGCCGGAAGCGCGGGATCGAACTGATCGTCCTGCGGGCCGGCAAGATCGACTATGGCACCCTCACGAAGGGCACCATCGCCATCACCGCGCTGGAAGACGTGTTCGGACTGCCGGCAGCCGGGACGTCCGCAGTCCAGCCGCCGAACTGGACCCCGCCCGACCGCACCCCGCGGGTCATTGCGACCCGCCGGCTCATCGAGGCGCCGTACCGCGACCTCGCGGCGGCACTGAGCGATGCGGATCTCGCCCAACTGCAGCCCGAGACGGGTGTCCTCGCCGTGGTGGGCATGCGGCCGTCCGGCCTGCAGATGAACTACGCGCTGCTCAGCCGCGTGGGGTCTGCACCATTCGACGAGCGGACGTCCGGCGACTTCTGCCCGGTCGCGACGATCTCAGCAGATATCGGCCGGGGCCTGACCAGCGTCAGCGTCACGCTTGTCCAAGGGGTTGACCTTGACCTCGTCGAGGTGGGCTCGGCCGCGATGATCGATGACGAGATCTTCCGCGTCGACGCGATCAACGCCGCGGCCGGCACCGCGGTGCTCGCGCGGGGATGTGTCGATACGGTGCCAGCGCCGCATGAGGCCGGCGCGCTGATCTGGTTCTACGAAGATTGGGCGACCGAGGACACGCGTGAGTACGTGACCGGCGAGACAGTGAACGTGAAGCTGCTGAGCCGCACCAGCTCTGCGACGCTCGCAGAGAGCCTCGCGCCGGTCGACTCGCTGCGAATGAACCAGCGCCAGGCGCGGCCTTATGCGCCTGGCCGGGTGCTGGTGTGTGGTGTGGCGTATCCGACGAAGACCTACGGTGTGCTGACCGTGTCGTGGGCGCACCGCAACCGGCTGCTGCAGGCCGATCAGCTGGTTGACTCGTCTGCGAGCAGCATATCGCTGGAAGCTGGCACGACATACACGCTGAGCATCTACAGCGGTACCAGCCTGAAGAAGTCGTACACCGGCTTGACCGGCACGACCTGGACCTACCCGCTGGAGGACGACATAGCGCATGGGCTGCTGCCGGTGCTGCGCATCGTGCTGTTCAGCGTTCGCGACGGTCTGCAGAGCTGGCAGCAACACGACATCACAATCGAACGACACGGCCTTGGCTTCCGGCTGGGCGAAGAACTAGGAGGCGTTTCCGCATGAGTCTTACGATGGGGCCGAACACTGGCCTGCTGATCAACGGCGCCCCCGGTGAGGGGCATTACAGCGAACTGATCCGCATGTTGCGCTGGGATGACTTCCTGCGCCAACCGGTCGTCAAGGGGCGCGTCGCCACGCTGCCCACAACCGGCCAGGCCGAGGGGGACACGTACATTTTCACCGGCTCGGGTGCCAGCCAGAACCGCCTTGCCAGATGGTGGGTGGTAGGCGCCACGGCTGGCACCTGGGAGTACCTCACTCCGAAGCTGGGCTGGCGGGTTCAGGTTGCGAACGAGGCCACGCCTGCTGGCCAGGTCAAGACGTATGAGTTCGGGGCCAGTGGCTGGACTGAGCTGGTGGGCGGAATGGCCGACGCGCCGAGCGACGGCAGCAACTACGCGCGCAACAATGGGGCGTGGGGCAAGCTTGGGACCGCTGCCGGGGCAGATATCAACGGCATGCCGTTTCTCAATCTGATGCCGGACAGCGGCCGCTTTGCGGGCAATATCAATCCGCTGATCTTGCGCTTCACTGGAGCATTTTCTAGTTCGTTCCTGGCGCCGTGGAACGGCGCGTCAATCGCTGACGGCGGAAAGTACATCTACGACAACACCACGTTCGGGGGGACGGCTGGCGACCTGAACCAGCGCGTCCAAGACCTTATGGCGGCCATGGGCCGGTCGGGCAGCGTGGCGCGCTACGGCGTTGAGTTCTATACCGTTGTGCTGACCGCTGGCCCCAACGCAACGACCGGCTCTACGGGTGCCGACGGCACGACCCGTTATCTTCAGATGACGAACTCGTCGAGGGCGCTCTTCATCGCCAACGGCTGGTGTACAGCTGTTTTCTGGATACGAGCTGAAGCCGGATCGCTACATCTCATCCCGGCAGGATTTCCGACAACTGACTACAAGTTGTGGCTGAACGGGGCTCCAGTACTGCCGGGACAGGTTCTGACCCCGAGCGATGGATGGAAGCACGTCAGGATTTCCAAAAAGAGCGCGCAGGGGTACGACAACGGTTTCCCGTACCTCTATGCGGCCCTGGGCTCCATCGCAGCTATGGCTTGCCCCGCTTTCTTCGGCGGCCTGGTCGATCCCGGCATCCACGTCGCGCCTATCGCGACCGTCAACTCACAGAGCGCATGACAATGACGAAACGAGTTCTACTGAAAGGCGAGTTCTTCGCGGAATGGGATGGCACGCTGGACGAGGCCGCTGCACTCGCTGGCGTCCCTGTCGGCGACTTGGCGTTCCACCCGGATGACGTGCTGGCCGAGGTCCAGGAGCTGCGCCGCCAGGCCTATCGCACCGAGTCCGACCCGCTGCGCCTGGAGGCCGAGTTTGACGCCATAGCCGCTGGTACCGAGCCGGACCTGGCGGCATGGGTCGCGGCCGTGCAGGCGATCAAAGAACGCTATCCGCTCCCCCAGTCCTAAGCGTTTTGATAATTGTGACCAACGTCGCCTTTTTGCTACGGTCCCTAGCTGATGTGCGGAGTAGATAGGGATGTTGGTATGAACGAGATGCTTAGACGGAGACTGCGGGCGGAGCTGCTAGAGGTCGGTTTCCTAAACCAGTGCTGCCTTGACCTGATGGATACCATGGCGTCCGAATTCAGCCTCTCGCAGGATCAGCAGGAATGCTTCGAACAGCTGAGCCGATTCCTGCGGGAGGGCATCGGCAAGCTGACCGCTCTGTCTGAGCGGGTAGCCGATGGCGATATCGTCGTGCTGTGCTGA